TTCAGTAGAAGTCATCAACGGTCCGCTGAAATATACAGCAGAGTCCAGCATCTTGCCAACAGCCATCGACTCGATTGCTTCTTCGGAGTTGAACTTCTTGTGAATTTTCAGAATGCTCTCAGTATCGAGAGGCATTTCCCAGTTCACAGCACCAGTCAGCAAAGCGTGACCACCTTCAGAGAAACGAACACGTTCTGCACCAGATGTTGCACCAGGGCATTTCGTTTCATTTCCTGCACCAGCCACGGTAGAGCAGAATGAATACTGCGATTGGCGAGGATATACGGTGACCTTGCCGAACCACTGTGCGTGAGGACCAGGTTCAGTGAACACCTTCAATTCGCCAGTAGGATACTGGATCACCATAATGTCTTTGGCATCCTGCACCTCGACCAGCATGGGCATAATGACCACGCCAACTACGAGCAACAGAAAACCACCAACTATTGCGGCGATACTGCGGTTGTTAAGTTTGATACTAGGTATTGCTGCCACTGTCTTTCTCCTTTTTCATGTTGTCAATTACATCTTTCACCTTGTCTTCTGCTTCCTTCTGCTTCAAATCAGCGAGTTCGGTTTCCAACTTGCGTTGTGTTCTGAACCACGGAAATAAAGCACGTCCCTGCAAGGCTGGGACAAATATCTGCGTGATTACAAAGGCTATCACACAAACAATGAACATCAATGTTACAATTCTAAAAATTATCATTTCACTCTCCTTAATGCATGTACAATACGATGGCACCTACACCACCGAACAAAAAAATTAATATCTGAACGAGCAAAGAATCGAGCAAAATACCAATGCCCACAATGTGGGCAACTGGCAACTAATTCTCAACTCACGCGATATCATCAAAACTCCAAGTGTTTGCGGCTGCCCGAAGCTCCGTATAAAACTGACGATACTTCATTGTCCTGTCCAAGTCTGCTTGCCCTGGATCCTTGATCCGACGGATATCGCTATTGTGTGTCAAGTCAGCAATCTTCACCAAAATAGCATCATGATTAGCCATCACGGCAGCTTTATATTCTGCATATGTTTGACCGCGTTGTTTTGTTATTGCTCTAACACCAGCAATAACGCGGGCACTAAACCCATCCGCTTCCAGCCGCGCGTACGTATACTTCGTATCTTCGATGAGGTCATGCAGGATTGAAATTTGTCTTATTTCGTCATCAACATCACCAAGTAAGAACATTACTGCTACGAGATGTTCAAAGTATGGACGACCACCCTTATCTTTGATATCGACGAACTCTGTTGCGGCAATTTTGTAAGCTTTTGCTAACATATATGTCTCCTATAAGGTAGCGTCATCGTAACACATATTATTGTTATTGTCAACCCTTGACATTTCATATCAATTAGGGTAATATGCTACCATTGTTAATGAGGTGATGATATGAAATTGCCAAAAGTTAAACCTGCAAAGATGTCCGCAAAAGACTTGATCAACCACTTGAAACTGGTGGGATACAAGCGAATTGGGTCTGGACAATTTTCGATTGCGCTTTCTGTGCCCAAGACAAACACAGTTTGCAAGATTGGGTTCTACGATGATTTGCACGAAGACGCATACTTGCGCTTCTTGTCTGGCATCAACCAAAAGAATCCGCTCTTTCCAAGAATCCAGTCCATTAAGATATATGATGGCGAACAAATTGGCTGCGATAACTATTACGTTGTCGTAATGGAAAAGCTCACAAAATACACAAAGGTTCGGGCTGCTGCAAGAAAACAAGGTCTTAACAAATACAACCTGACCAGCATACACAATTTGGAACGGTGGCCTATTGTTTACGCAAGAGAATCGTGTGAAAACAAGGCTTTTCAGGCAGCCACTAAAATGCTGATTGAATTGTACAGATTCCACGAAGAAGACATTCACGATGGTAATGTCATGTGGCGCCATCCATCCGCAAAAGTTCCACAGTTGGTCATCACTGATCCTGTGTGGTAACGGTTGACGTTCGTATCAAATTAGGGTAAAGTGTCTTTCATCAATTAACACATGAGGCTATCATGGCAGACTTGATCACGATGTACACCGAATTCCGCACCAAAGGCGAAGGCCGTGGCTACAAACGAGTTGCAAGCATTCCTGCACAAATTGTGGTCGAAGCAATTCGCAACGGTGTACAGATTCTTCATCTTGATGATACGCTCAGCGTATCGTTGGCATCGAATCGTGTGCAAACGTACGTGAAAGGTGTGGTGTGCGTCCACTGTGGCTTGGAAGGCAAGTTCTTCGCTGTAGAGCGTCAACACAACGACACCAAGTACCACGTCAACATCTACGCCATCAAAGACGGCAGAGAAGTGATGATCACCAGTGACCACATCAAAGCCAAGTCGAAAGACGGCAGCAACGGTGTCGAAAACCGTCAGGCACTTTGCGAACCCTGCAACAAACTGAAGTCCAACTTCGATTCAATCGAAGAGGCCATCGCTGCCAGAAATGCACCTAAGCCCCTGTCGAAAGAAGCAGCCAAAGATGTCCAGAGAAGTTTGAGGCGCCGTGTTGGCATGTACGACCACGCGATGAAGATGCTTCAGTCCGGCAACACCGACCACAATTGGTCTGAAATCATGCGAAAGATTGATAATGGCATTACCACTCTGCTGCGGACTGCATTTGGTGTTACGAACCCATGAAAACAACAGTTTACGACAGGTTTGACAAGAATCTATCGTTGTCCTTCTACGGAACTCAATCCGATTGGACCAACTTGCTGGACCTTGGTGAGCACCTGCTTGATGTTCCTGCTGAACGGCAGTATATTCTGCGGATGGCACTCAGGTTTGACGGGTCGGGCATCATGATTCCTCCTGAACTGGAGTGGATGCGTTCCACAATCGAAAAGTGCTATGAGCACCAGAAGACTTACTTCATCGACCATCCGTTTGTGTACCTCACCATTCGTAGCGGTGAAGTGACAAGCAAGACCGACGACATCTGGCATGTAGATGGTTTTTCGATGCGCTATCCCCATGTTCCTGAACAGAATTACATCTGGTCAAACGAATATCCCACGCAGATTTCGAATACGTGTGTTGAGTTGCCAAGTGACTTTGATGCCATGAAGCACAACCTGCACAACTATTTCGATGCTCACCAAGATGATAACTTCGTGACAGCAAAGGCTAACCACATCTACGTGATTGATCCGTACGTTGTGCACCGTCGCGATCCTGCCAGCACAGGTAAAGTACGGACATTTTTCCGCTTGTCTTTCGTTCCCATTGCGATTGAGAGCGATGAGAATACTCAAAATCCTTTGTTGCCTGTCAAGAAGTGGAACCGTCCAGATATCAGGGATGTTCTGATTAACTATTGACTTTCGGGGAATATTGTGAGATGATATGCTTCATCTATTGGAAAGCAAGTTTCCGTACAAAGGCAAGTATTGGCACGAACTTTCCCGCAAAGATCGTGGTGAATTCGAACGTCATCCCGTTCAGTACTCGCACATTGATGGTGAGCGTTTCTCTCGCAAAGACCTGATCCAAATGTTCTTGGACCTGAACGCAGCTGGTGTGCCTCAAACCGAAGAGCACCTTGCTAAAGTTCGCGGCATGATTGAGGCTGAAAAATAGGTATGATCAAAAAAATTCAAAATGGGTTTCTTGTTAACGAGCACGTGTTCCATACTATTCAAGGCGGTGGAACCATGTCGGTTGCATACCCAATAAACGTAATATTCGAAGGCGCTACTGAAATTTCCATAATTCAAAATAGGAATGGGTCCTCACGTAGCATGGTTGTGTCGGTTGAACATTATCCAGATCATTCAATCCTCACAAAGAAATAGTTGACTTTGAACCAATATTGTGAGATGATGCAGACATTGGAGTTCACTAACAACTTGAGGGCACCATCATGCAATACATCATCACTAGCGACGAAATCATCTTCACGTTTGGCGGTATGCCGTATGTGATTGGCAACCGTGATTCGATTTACGAATCGGTGGTCAAGGCCGTCATGAGCAATGACGACGAAGCAGTTGAAGATTTGGTAGTACCCTCTGACATCGTAACAATTCATTAACCATAGAAAGGAACTACCGTGAAAAACTACGAAGTGACTTACGACATCAAACAATCCGCCTACTCCACCAGCAGCATGACGCAGAACCTGAAGATGGTGGTTCCCGCTCATGGTCCTGACAGCGCAAAGGCCATCGTCAAGGCCATGTTTGGTGCACTCTGTGTGGTGTACGGTGCAGTTCAGAAATGACCCGTTGTTGGTAACAACTCATAAATATTCCCCAAGATAGCCTTGGTCGGTACATCTTAAAATTTATTGTAGCAGTAGAGAACGCACGATTCGACCAAGGCCGTGCGTTTTTTATTTGGGGAATCGATTATGAAGATGTGCACAAAATGCCGAGAAGAAAAAGAACCAACAGAGTTTCACAAAGATAAACACCAATCCGACGGTCTATCTTACATATGCAAACAATGCATATCAACTGACCGCAAACAGCGCAACAAAAATAACACACAGCGTATAGAAACTGCCAAGCAGTGGCGGCATGAAAATTCGTTGCACCTCAAACAACAGCGTGCCAACTGTTGCTACACTATCCAACGCTATTACCTACTTAAATTTATATTCTGCGTCGGAATCCGTTGACTTTAACCCTCAACACCAGTAATATGTACTTAACGCTTACGCGTTAACAAAGAGCGTTTCAACAACTTTTGTATGAGGTGAATATCATGGCAGCACATAACCCGCAACGCAAGCATGGCAACCGCGACGCCCAGTCGCAACGTGATGGCCGCAAAGCAAAACACGCCATCCGTGAACGTGACGAAAAGCGAGTGCGGAGGTATTGCCCTGAGTAAGGAGGCAAGTGATTACCGATAGACAGATTTACGACGGCGATATTGGAGCGAGGGCATATTTTGTTGCCCACGCTCCTGCCGTTATTCCAGAATGGTTCCATCCCACAATGCGTGAACGACCTGCTTTTAATGCTGGGAACCTCGAAAAATCACGCGTTGAGCTCGAAGAATGGCAAGCTGAGTATCACCGTGAACGATCCTTTCAGTGGCCGTTGGTGTGGGCAGACGCTATGATTGCACAGCTTCAAAAAGCTGAAAGTAAATAAGGCCATGCTAGACTTATGGACCACTCTTAAAATTTTGCTATTCATTGCAGCGGAAAGTACTGCGTTCTTGGTATGGTATGGGTTGTTTACCAACATTATCATTCGTACGCTGATCTTCACGCTGTCAACATTGTACTTTATGGCTGTGTTGTTACTGGGAGTTCCCTTTGACCCACGCCTTTGGTGATCACCATGATTGAAATTAAACCAACCGCATTTAATAACTGTAAAGAGAGAAGTTAACAATCCTACTGTTCTTGCTTTTCCTGATCATGAGCTCGTATCTCACTGTTTGGTTTCGACGACCCCGATTTACTAATGTTGTTTTTATTTCTCCGACCTTCGGCGTATGCACTGCGCAAGGAATCTCCGATCTTTTGTTTAGCCTCAGCAGACATTCGTTTTATTCCTTTGGTAGATTTACTTATTTTTTGTTTAGTTTCTTCTGACCTAGTCTTTCCTGTGTTGACGGCCCATGCTCGCTGGCTCCCAGCCATGGGAAACTGCTTGCCAACACTTCGTTGTTTATGTTTCTCCACCACATCACCAGATAATTTGCGGCCTTTCAGCTTTGCACTAATTTTTTGTTTGGTTTCTTCCGAACATGGTCCACGAGATTTACCAAACCAATAGTTTGGATTCCCCCTCACACAAAAGGCTTTGACGTTACTGTCTGGGTCCAAGTAATTACCGTTCATGCACAAAGAATCAGTAATATGATCGCGAATTAACAGTTGTTCATACCAATACACAACGTAGCTAACACAACCGTCACATGTTATACTCTCATTGGAACAATATAGTATTTCGCCTCGGTATTTGGTGGGGTTTAACTTTATATCTTCTTTTAGACGAACACTAGAAGTAAAATAGTGCACAAGAAAATCCTGCGCTGGAGTTCGATTTCGCTTAACGTGTGCAAAACGCGAACCGAAATAAAATTCACCTGTTTCAGTATTAGTAATTTTATATACGTAGTATAATGGAAGATGATAAATAGAAATGCTGGACATGTTAGTCTCCTCGATTAGCGATAGAATGTTTAGGGCTTGTGGGTATTTCCGGTACCGCGACAAGCAAATCTTTTTTGCTACCTGTGTATTTATGTATACACGATAAAACCCTCAATCATTCATATTACGCAAAACAAGGACAAGTATGTTGCGCTTTTTCTGAGAATGGGCATGTACCACCAGCTTTGACATCCTTTGCGGAACAGCCTGGTTTGCATGCCCATGTTTTCTCGATGAGCTTCTTGCAGAGTCTAACTTCTTCTTTTTCTTCAGCTTCTACCATTACTTTGATTTCAGACAGTTTCATTTAGTTCTCCTTGAAGTGTTGTGTTATTTATCCGTTTGTAGTACACTAATCTCATTATGTTACTGTTCGGAGGCCAAATGACCTTCCCCAAACGAATTTATCGTCTAAAGCATCGCAAACAAGCGTACCAATCCAATGCACTTGATGTGCTTCGCGACCGCATAATGTATCGCAATGGCGATTGGACACGGCTTAGTGAGCCACGAAGCATTGAAGACCAAATCGAACAATTGGTTGAAGTGATAGCGGAACTGTGCGAGAAGCTCAATGTCGACGCCACAATATTCAACCGCAACTACGAAATAATCCCCGAAAATGAAAGAGAAGAATGACTAACGAACCCCAACATCCAATAGCAAAAGTGATTCCGCTGTTTGTGCAACCTGAACCAGAACCTGCGCCAGTACCACCAGCGAAGTGTTCCTTCTGCCTTACCGTGAAGCAGCCTGGTACGTATATCAGCGATGGGTTTGTTGATTCGCCTGTGATTTGCTTCGACTGCGTGCGGTTGGCCAAGCAAAAACTCGATGAGGACAATGGGCAATGAGTGATTGTCCAATATGCAGTGCTGGTTTTCCAGCTCGTAAACGTGTTATCGTCGGCGGAAAAAACGAAAATGGTGAGCCCATCTCCATCTATATGGATCCTGACGCTGCTGCAAAAATCACAGAGACTGCTCGACAGCTGTTGCGGAATATGGCACTCAAGTACACGCCTGGTTCGTATGTTGTAAGCCTCAGTGATTCAATGCAAGGCGTTGTAGTTGAAGACGCTACAGCACCAAACTGTGTCTGCATTATGTGGGATGATGGCGTGAGATCTGTGTATGATATCACAGTGCCTGACGGCATTGACTGGCTGTTGCGAACTGTTGTATTGTATCGTTGACTTTTCCCACTATTCCTGTATGATGCACCGTATTGCTTAACAACTACGAAAGCACAACATGATCGCACTGACCAAGTTTACTGTTCACCTCTTCATGAAAAGTGGTAACAAAGTGGTGTTGAAGAACGTGAAAACTTTCAACATCAAGAAAGAAGCCTGTCAGGTCAATTCAGTTGAGTGGGAACTTTGGGATCGTAATGCTGTACAAATTCTCAACATCAACGTTGACCAGATCGAAGCAGTTGTTGCTTACAAAAAATTTCGTATTCCCTTTTTCGGTTAATAAGGCACCAACATGACAATTCTCGCCATCCTCAATGAACTAGCAAATGAGCCATCCACCAACGCCAAAGTTGCAATATTACAGCGTGAAAAAAATAACGAACTACTGAAACGTGTGTTTCAAGCAGCGTATAACCCCATGATTACATACGGAATTAAGCAGATTCCGTCATACACATCATCAGGTAAATCTTTCACGTTATTAGATGCGTTAGGTGAACTAAACCAATTTGTTACAAGAAAAGTTACAGGCAACGATGCAGTTAACTGCCTGAAAGCACTGTTATCTGATCTTCCTTGTGAAGATGCAATTGTTCTCACACGTATTATTCAACGCGATTTACGTTGCAATACATCTGATACTCTGGCCGCCCGGGTGTGGCCTGGACTCGTCCCTACGTTCGATGTGATGCTTAGTCACAAGGACATTTCGGGCATCAAATTTCCTGCATATGCACAAATTAAGAGTGACGGTTCTCGTTGCCACATGAGCTTACAAGCGGGTAAAGCTGTTGCTTTTTCTCGAAATGGTAAACCTATTGAATTGCACGGCATGTTCGATGAAGCATTGGTGAACATGGTCAAAGAAGGTGAAACTGTTGATGGTGAACTGCTCGCCGTAGACGTTAATGGTAAAGTGCTTGACCGTAAAACAGGCAATGGAATTGTAACTAAAGCTGTCAAAGGCACAATCAGCAGGGAAGAAGCTGATCGTCTTATATTGGTGTCTTGGGATATTGTCGATTTTACATCCACTATTCCATACAAAGAACGCATCGAACGTCTATCTAATGTTGTTTGGTCCGATAAAATCCGTGTTCTTGATACGCACATCGTCAACAACAAAGAAGAAGCAGAAACATTCTTTCAAGAGTGTCTTATGGCTGGACAAGAAGGGGCCATGATTAAGAACATGAGTGCTGTATGGCAACCAAAAAGGACTAAAGACCTCGGAAAAATGAAAGCAGAAGAAGAGGCAGATTTGGTTGTTGTTGCTCTTGAAGAAGGTACAGGAAAAAATGAAGGGCGCCTCGGGGCATTGGTGTGTCAAACAGCTGACGGCTTGCTTGAGGTTGGCGTGGGAACGGGATTTTCTGACGATTTGCGCACTTTGCTTTGGTCAAAAGATATGATTGGCAAGATCATAACTGTTCGTTACAATCAAAAAATACAAGATAAGAATAAAGATAAACAATCTCTGTTCTTGCCACGATTTGTGTGTGTTCGGGCAGATAAAGATGCTGCAAATACTGTTGATGAACTAAAATAGTTCTTAGCTGCCTAGCAATTTTAAATGAGCTTTAGACTTTAGGTGGCGAGCCCACGTAGGGTTTCCACCACCTATTGTTCTTTTGCATAAGTCGCAATAATGTGTGATCAATACATGCTTTTTGAATGATTCCCTCATTTTTGTTCTCATTGCTGTTATTTGTTCAGCGCTCATTGTAGCTTTTCTTCGACGTGCACGTTGGGCTCTATCTTCTGCAGATATATGGTTATACGCCTTCTTTGCGGCAATGGAACAGTTTAAAGCGTATATGTCTTTTTCTTCTTTTGATTTATTTTGTTTTGTTTTCGATATCTTTTCACCTCGACTTACCTTTTCCTCGACAGTCATTGAAGTATAAAAGCGTTTGAGAGATGTAGAGGTTTTGGCATAAGTTAAATGTTTTGCTTCACCTGTTATCATAAAGGATTTTGTGTTTGTATCAGGATCTTTATATTGACCATTGACACATAGTGAATTGCTAATGTGCTGTCGAATTAACAATTGTTCATACCAATACACAATAAAAGATTCATTCCCGCTGATGTTAGCAGTTTCGTTGGATCTATATAAAATTTCTCCTTGATATTTTGAAGTATTTTGTTTAATGTCTTCTTTTAGAGTGACACTTGACGTGAAATAGTGTACTAAAAAATCTTGCTCAGGTGTTCGATTTTTGCTAACATGCGAATAACGCGATCCTATATAAAATTCACCTGTTTCTTTATTGGTGACTTTATACACATACGCGAGGGGAAGGGAATGATAAATAAAATTGCTGGGCATGGTTAGCTCCTTAGTTAATCGGTGAATGTTTAGAGCTCATGGGAGTGGCAACTCCGCGATGAGCACTTTTTGTCAGTTGATTATTGTATTTATGTAAAGTATAATACTTCACAATAACAACCTACGTGTGCGTGAGCAGTTCGAGGCTGTGATCACACCGAAAAAGAAATAAGGAGACGCGATGACAGCTTGCGCATGTATGGGACCACAAGGAAACGATCCTGTGTGTCCGTGCCGAATGAGGGCGATGGGACTTGTCCCACACGATATCTGGACACCAGAAAAGGTGGCCGAGCTTGATGAAGCATTGCGATGCATGAAGCTCAAAGAATTACCACTTTCTGGTGGTATTCCAGCAGGCCAGATTTTCACACTAAGCGTTGCGTATTCGAATGGCGCACCAGGCTCGGAAGGTGACAATGGTCCTTGCCCTTGCGGCAATGAAGTGATACAATACGACAACAATACTGGTGGTGCTTTTTGTGTTGGAGAGTGTCCAGAATGATCAATCCATGTCTAAAGTGCGAACATTCGTGTGATTTTCAGAAGCCTGTGTCAATGACTACAGGAAACCACGCACACATGCCATTCACCTGCACCAAACCGCACTATCGTGATGCATATGGTGAGTTCGGTAAAACGAACACCATGATTCTCGATCTGGTAACATAAGAATGTTGGGTTGATGGCAGCAACCATGTGCCCAATGCAGGATGCCCCAATTTTGAGCATGACCGTGTCATCAATAAAGAAGTCAACTAACGTGATCATTATACGACCATTTATGTCGGTTGATCCTATAACTTACAAGCCGCACACAAAATTTGTAACAACTGATTCTGGTTGGTCATACGTTTTAATATGGAGGAAAACATGAAAAAAGTCGCATTAGCAGTAGTGGTAGCAGTAGCACTGAGTGGTTGTGGTTACTTTGATCGCGCAGGTGCAACATTTACGGGTAGCTCCGAAACGTGCGTGGATGGTGTGAAATACATCCAGTTCACTTCGGGTGCATCTGTGAAGTACACACCTGACGGCAAGATCGCAACCTGCAAGTAATTCCTCATAAGGAGAGTAACAAATGGCAAACGTATCCCACACCAAAGAGTATACCGTTCACTCGTGTGACTTTAAGCGCGATGTTGACGGTGAACTTGTACCGGATTGGATGGACGACGAGTTTGTGTTTGAGACAGACAATCTAAGGGAAGCAATGGCCAAAGCTGAATACTATGCCAATGACACGAGCTGCGGATTTGTGGTGTACCAACCCCGCCTCGAATTTTATCGAGCATGGTACGGGGATGAGGAATAAAGGACAACCATGTCGTACGCACTAAGACGGTTGATGAAGCGTAAGCAACTGAACCACATTCGCAACTACAAATTCTCTGATGCAATGTGGGAAAAAGCATGTCTGATGGAACCAGCCATTAAAGAGTATCGTTCCATCATTGAAAGAAACCTGCGCAACTACTTCGAAATGTGCTTGTTAATCAACAAGCCATGTGGTATGCCAAGCGAAGCTGTTGATGCACTGTGGCACGCATTCATGCTGTTCTCGAGAGAGTACCACGCATTTAGCAAAGCTGTGTTCGGTGACTACTTCCATCACACACCAAATGCAGGTAAAAATCCTGCAAGTGTGGAAGAGGAACTGGTCAACACGTGGAAAATGGCTTGCGAAATGGAAGACATCAGTCCAAGGTATCCACAACGCTTGCCTGCATTGTTTGCAGCAGATGCAAACATCATGCCTGCTGATCGTGGATGGCACTACAAGTTGAGAGCCACAGTTACCAGTGATACGGAACTGACATGCACGTGGGGAGCTGTGGCAGTGGCTACTACACCAATGAGCATGGAATACTTCTTCGCAGCGGAGGCAACCGAACAAGTGAGAAGGCAACAGCAACAAACAACTGGAAGCAGTTGTAGCAGTGCAACACCAAGCCATAGCAGTAGTCATAGCAGCAGTCACGGAACGTCCTGTAGTAGTGGCGGTGGTCATGGATCATCGTGCGGAGGTGGAGGTGGAGGTGGAGGTGGCGGTTGTGGCGGCGGTGGTGGATGCGGCGGAAGTTGATACCACAATAGGAGATACAGCATGCAACCAAATGAACCTCTCGAGCCAGTTTCTGGTGACGTACTGCCTGCAATCGGTACACCTGTCTTGATCCACCTGAACAGTGTGGATAAATGGGTGCCTCATACCGTTGTGGGATACTACGTTTGGCCTTCGTTGGAAGGTAACGATGGCCTCCATCGTGTGTTTGTGCGTGTTGTTGACAGTGAGGGCATTCTGAATGCCCGAATGCTGAAAGATATTCGGCCAGTTGATGGTGTGTAAACTAAATTACTGCACATATTCGTCTTCGTAATGAACTGTGTACTTATCTAGCAGTTTTCCACCGGTTCGCCTATGGTGTATAATGTTGCTACGTACACAGTTCATTACCTCGGCTGCAACTCGCGAATTAGGAAATGTGTAGCATATTACTCCGCTTTCATCAACCAACACAATTGCTCTTGACTTACTTGCGGATAATTTTGCCCGAGTTTCTGGCGTGACAATATTTCTAAGCTTCACCAACTTACAATTATCAAAATGCCATAACTTTGCATTTCCAGGATCGCATTGTTTATGGCAGTGTGGACATTCAATTTTCTCCACTTTTAAGTGAGATTGACTTCTTTTTCTGTTAGACTCTACTGTTTGTTGTTTTCCCTTCCAAAACGATGGAAGTCCTCTTGACAATCGAGTGCGAACAGATTTAGCAATGCGTTCAGGATTTGGAGGTCGTTTTTTGCCAGCTTCGCTAATTCGTTTTTTCGTTTCTTCAGTATGTTTTCTGCCTCTAAAATAGCCAATACTACCTCTACGTGCTTGTTTTCTCTCTTCCGTCCAATCCACGGAAATCGAGCCGCCTCCAACCATGTTATACGTATCGTTTCTTGCTACGAAATCCTCGTTTACAATTTCCTTTTCTTTTGCATATGCCTCTTCCTGGGTTTCAAATATGTAAAGCACTTCTTTAATAAAAGCTGCCCTCCCATATTTGGCGATAGCATCCTTTATAGCTAATCCCGACCCCAAATAACGATCGTGTGGATTTGTTGTTTTATGAACGCCAATATAAATCTTTTTGTTGACGGTATTGGTAATTTGATATACAGTGTAAACTAATTGCATGTTGTATTCTCCCAAGTATGACAGTATTTATGCTCAAAGCAAAAATTAAAGACTAAAGAGCATTGGATGACAGGTCAACGTGTTACGCCCAATGAATTGAAGGAACACGATGAAAAATCCTAAGATAGAACTCCTGCAAAATGCAGTTGTTGCTGATTACGACACGTTTAGAGTGCGATATTCGTACACAACTGCTGAAGAGTTGCGAGATATTCTGATAGATCAGTTGGGTCTTCCAGACAAACAGGTCGAGCTATAATGGTACCGATGACTATAGTATGCCATGCATCTTGCTCACACTGCACGATGAGAGGGCAACGATGCATACAAAATTACCAAACCGAGGTTACTCAGACAGCAACAGTAACCTTGCCTTTATTTCCTTGTAGCGATTGCCAATACTATTGTCCCAACAATCAGCTGACTAGCGGATCTGTGACGTATACAACGAGTGCTCCGCAGGATAAACCGGAAAAGAAAGAGCCTTCTAAATCGAAGGCTCAGGAGATTCGTGATAGTTTGAAGAAGTTACCAGGAAATAGACGTTCAATGAGGTTCAACTAGCCAGTTCTTCTGGTTGGTTTTGCTGGTAGATGTGAATGGTGATCAGCAGAGATAGAACGGAAACCATTATTCCCATGTACACCGAATCAGTTGCGGCGTAAACAAGCGCAGACGCAATGGCTGACAGAAGTGCAAGAATTATACCAACCAGAATACCAATAGCAAAATTGCGCATCACTAGCACCTCACCACATTGTTATCCGACCACGTTTTGGAAACAAAACAAACGATGGAATGGGAAATACGACTACTTCATCCCATGCCACAGCTTTACCGTCAACAATAACGGCTTTGTTTTGACACCACCTTTTTAACTCGGAGTTCGAGGCAGGACCAACACACTTTCCTTCGCGTGTTTGGAACTTGGTTGTCTCGTTCAACTCACGCAAGAACTGCCAGTACGTAATTGGTTGTTCGCGTGGTTCCGTGAATTGTGCTGAATAGTTGGCAAGACATATTTCAGCTATGCTTGGTTCATTGTCACTCATCTTTTGGGCTACATTGCACAATGGTAGTTTGCTCATCGTCTCCGCAATGTAGCGGGACGGCCTTCATGTTGTTGGAGTGGCAATACTGTGTCTCACGCACGATCTGCGCATTTGTGAGCTTTGGCATGCCATCACAACCTTGTCCTGTATTGGCTTGCTGATTTTGGTTAGGCTCTTCGGCTTTTGGCACTTTTGGATAATCCGTACATGCGACCAAAGATGCTAACATTGCGATTATAGTGAGTTTTTTCATATTAGAGTGTCCTTCATATGCAGTGTTTAAAGATTCCCAAATGGTAGTGGTACAGTAGTTTAACCACGAGAGCTATAACTACTGCACCTACAACAATACCAGCCCCGAACAGTTCAGGCCGTGAGAGCTGCGTCGTTTGCACATTAGACCCAAGTCTTGAATATCCGAGAAACTTGGGCGCCATCAAACTGAAGGCCATACTTTTCTTTGAGTGCCTTGACAACCACACCCATCGACTTCTGTTCGAACGGCAAACCTGCAGCAGTTACGACATCTTTGATGTCCGCTGCAACAACGTCATCCGCGAGTTTTGCAGGCATGAACGAGCGAATGATATTGACTTCTGCCTTGTACTGGTCAGCTCGGGCATCTTGGCCTGCAATATGCAGGTGCCCAATGGTTTCCACCAGGTTGTTTTCGAACTTTTTCAGCACACTGACGACTTCTTCGTCGGTTGGTGCACGATTACCTTTGCCTTTACCAAGCGTTTCGGCTTCACCAACCAAAGTGGTGAGCAAACTTTTGGCTACTTCGTTTTTGTCTTTTCTTGCTTGCAGATGTGCTGCTTTAATAGTGGCTATCAAGCTCATTTTTTCTCCCATGTTCTAAACCAGTTCCATTGCAGGAACTGCATTTTGGACTTCCGGTATCATCATAATAGCCGGAGCCATTGCACGCGATGCACTTTTCAGGCTTCGGGTTCAATTGTTCGCCAAGCTTGATTGCTTGGCGCATCTTTTTGTTTGGTTTCGCCAATTACTCGACGTCCATTGCAATGTACTGCGATCCTTCTTGCATGATCACGTACCGACGCACAACCTTTTTGTAACCAGCTTTCTGCGCGAACTGCAGTGGTGTGATCTCGTGACCAGCACCGTAAGTACCGATGTTGAGGCACGTTATGCCGTCGATGGTCTGGCACATGATTGTGTCGTATGAGGCAGCTTTGACAATTGTCGGCTGACTGTTGACCACTTTGGTATCACCTGCATAAGCGGCAGCGGACATCAGCATTGCAGCACACAAAACGATTGATTTCATTACGGTCTCCAGAAGAAGTGTTGGTACAGACCAACGGTCGTAAAAAGCAATATCCAAAATATGACGTAGTGCCAGTCGATGCCGTAACGGCAACCATCATGGCCTATCCACGTGAAGTTCTTGATTTTGAGGAAAAGTTTTTTCATAACAAGAACATCATATACATTATGCTCGACAAAGTCAAGCGATTACGGTTTCTCTGCAGCTTTGCCCATGTCTTTTACTGTTTTCTTCAACAGGTTCTCACATCTCGTGAGTTCGGACTTTGCCTCTGCACGTTCTGCTGCCACTTCGTGCGACATTCGTTTAGTCCAATAGACAATGTTGGACTTTAAACTCGTGATTCGACTCCACCAAAGTCATACCAGTTTTCTTTTCAGTCATGCACCCTCCTCACTTACAGTTATCAGGGTTGAAGGCGGAGTTGCAAAACCAGCATTGATCACCATGTCATCAAGTTCGTACTGTGTTCTGGTCGTTCCATATACCACGTAGCTTCGGTCACAAGAATAGTAATTGGCGTCGCAGTAATGCTTTGCATCCACCAAACTCATACCGGAGAGAACATGGATTAGTTTGATGGCATTTATCTTGCCCTCGACATATATTTTGTACGTACAGAATGGACGCAGTACATCACGTGGTAATGCAGTACCACAAGCAGCGTAAGGTACTGAAGGTACTGAGGAGTTGCCAAGTAGCTTTTGTACTGCCTCATTGAGTAACGGTTTAGCTTTCAGTGTGGCTACAGTGATATGGCCAAGGTACGACAGAACCTCTTTGGCTTCTTCTTCAGTTAATACGACTGTCATAACAGCTCCTTATAATATGTGCGGAGTGATGGTACTTGCATCTTCATATAATGTCAACGTTGACATACCCCAACACTTATAATACAATCGGTGAATTATATGGAGGTGGTATGCACTACATTCTGGTATCAATATCACTTTTGATGGGCGCACCAGTGTTCTCATATCAAGAGTTCGATAATATGGACGACTGCGAATCGGCCAAGATGCTCATACTTTCGCACATGCAATACGATGAACAATTTACGACAAATAAGGTTGATTTCAAAACCTTTTCGCTGAATTGTGTGCCAAAGAAGTCATTGAAAACAAGTTACGACAAGAAGCACAAGAAGCCTGCCAAGAAGGCACCTAGTGCAGTCAGCCTCAACGAGTACTACAACAAAAACCATTTTTACGATAGGTAACCACATGAAACCAAATATGATTATTGTCCGACTTGAAGGACAGCTGCATTCTTTCGATATTGTTGATGGTGAGCCCATCGACCCATCCACTCCTTTCGAGAGTGACTACGACATCAACGAGTGCCAAGTTGTTGTTGCGCACTACGATGCGGACAAACACATCAGCAGTGAGTTGTTGCGCATTACTGTCCTGCACGAAGACGAGGAAACCAAAGTACTCGACTGCATGCGTCGTGGCGAATTCCGAGACATAGTACTTGAACTACTGGAGCATTGCAATGAGCAGCCAACCCTCCACTAAAAAGTTTCTCACCGTTACACAAATTGTTAACCAAGAATTCAACAGGTTAACAGATGAGGAACTGGCTCATTTGGAGACCATTTCGCTGGAGGATATGCTTGGTTTCCACCACACAGCTGGAATGGGCATTCGAAATGAGTACCATTTGTGGGACAAAGAGAATCCACTAACAGCGCAGTGGTTTGCGGATAATGAAGCAGGTCAAAACAAATATTTGAAAGATGGTGTTGACTATTCCCCTTTTCATCCGGATGCTGTCAGTAATGACATTTTGAAATATCTATGGGTGAAAGTACATGAGCAATAAAAAGGTATTGACTTCAGTGCATTTCGGAATACTACATTCGGTGTGCTGCAAAAGCTGACGCATTCGAAGACATGTTGTCCTATCTTGAAAGTTTGAAAAAGGAAGGTGCCCAATGAAATGTCCTGCATGTGGTTACGAAGACGAAATCCAAGGCGACCTTGAAGGGTTCAAGCAAGGTGAGCATGGTGACTTCTTTGCTGGTAAGCTGACACGCGAACATCCTATTTTCCCAACCACACAGGAAGTGGTTACACTACTGGTATGTCCAGATTGTGGCCATGTATTTTCCACCAAGAAGCGCTACGATGCGGGAGAAAGCAATGCATGACTACATGACAAAATGGAAACAACAGGCTGATGCAATTCACGCAATCTTTGTAGAGGGTGCACAACGGATCTTTGCCATTGACGGTTCGTACGCACTTACCAGTGATGACGCTGAGATTGCTTCCCAGAAAAAGAAAGTGATCGCAGAACGCGATGAAATACTGGAACGGTGGCGAGTAGCATACAGGAGTTCGCTATGAATTGGGCAAAACCTACACTCAAGCTCTTGGTTTTCCTCGGTTGCCTTTACCTATTTGCGATGGGAATGCAAAAGCTAACCATCGAAAACAATCAACGCAACTGCGAAATTCGTCGTAATAGGCTGATTGCAGAAGGCTGGACACCTCCTAAGGATCGAAAGCTCTGTGTGAAAGAAGCAATACAGTGGTGGTTCTAAACCACCAAAAGTACTAATAAAAACAATAAGAAAGGTACACAATGAAAACCAAAATAGACGAAGCGTTACAGGAAACTGTAACGGAACTCACCTCTGCCATTACAAATTGGCCAGCCTTTAACTCCGCCCACGAAGGTTTTGCTGTTCTTCACGAAGAATGTGATGAACTATGGGATCACGTTAAGACCAACCAGAAACGCCGCGACTTAGTCGCAATGCGGAAGGAAGCCATTCAGGTTGCTGCAATGGCATTACGCTTTGCAATCGAAGTCTGTAACGAGGAAAGAGGCAGGAAGTAACTACCTGCAACGTCGTGGGAAAGTACCAGCTACGGCTATGAGCATAATGCTCATTTTGCCTTTGTTTCTGCGGCCTTTGTGGATCATAGATTTCACTTTGAGCCGTGTTGGTGTGATGCCCACTGGTCCAAAGCCACCGTACATGCCGTAACACGTTCTGTATGCTGCAATCAGTTTTGGGTTAGTGCTATAGGTTGCCATATTATTTCCAGTATGTGAGAGCCCACTCGATAAGTTTTGACAGCACCACAAAGATGGTCGCTGCAAGAAATGCCCACGAGACTTTAGTTTTTGTTGTCATAGCCTACCTATTTATTTGGTAATTTGTCGCTACTTCAATAGCAACACTATCTCACATTTGTGTAAAGAAATCAACAAGCTGTTGAAAGGTACAACCACAAAGTGTATAATCAAACCACAACTACAAAAAGAGGCTATATGATCGAAAGACACTTCCCAATAGGCGAACCGACAATCGCACACAGAGCATCAATTGCGGACTGGCATTTGACCGTTTCATTCCTTTCTAAGGAGCAATGCAAACTGTTTATAGCTGATCTGATCGCACTCGAATTCGACATTGACATCGAATTCGAGTGCGTAGACAACGGAGAACTGCATGAATGACCTTAGAGATTTAGATGGGCCATACGAAGAACTTAACAGACTTCGTGCACGTGTAGCACAACTTGAAATTGCAGGAACACAGCTATATAGCGCAAGATACGATTCGTGGCATCGTTATGCAGAAGAAGACGATCCACTACCAACCGACATGCAAGCATGGATTAACGCACTGAAAGGACAAACCAATGGCAATAGCTGATAAAATCTTAGGAGTAATTGTTGCAGTGATAATGATTTATGCAATAATACAGCTTATCAAAGCCGCAAAAAGCAAATGGGACTGATTTCTCAGTCCCACCATTTCACTTCTTAATGCCAAGCAGTTCGCGTTCGCGAGGGGTCAGCTTGTTGAGAGCAGCCTTCTTTTCTTGTAGTGCCTGAATCTGTGCATCCATTGCACCTTCATCCACGATTGTTACTTGCGGAATGTGTTGGCGCGGCTTGCCACCCGTTTCATACCCACCTGTAGCTGTGGATGTGGTTCCACACCTCGCAATGTAGAAACTATTGTCTTTGTACCCACGATTGACGTATTTCACGCCACAGCCATCGAAAGTGCCAAGATCGTAGATTTCGGGGTTCTTGACTTGTTTGGGCTCATCACAACCTGTCAATGACAGAAGCGCAACGCCAATTGCAACATACATCAGTCTTTTCATGTTTACTCCTTTATGTAAAAGAATACAAACATCTTACCTCAAATAATTGATAAAGTCAATGTTGACATTATCACCTTAATATAATAAGATGCACCTATTATTCAATAACAGCAAACAACATCATGGCTAAAGTTTACATTGTTACAGCATCTGACGGCGATTATGAGGATGCTTGGACAGAAAATCTGGTTGCATCCACCGATCACGACAAGGCACAGGCTTATGTTGACGATCTTCTCGCCAAACAAAAAGAGTGGAATATAGCTGTTGAACAGGTCAAAGTAGCGGAACGTGAATACCTGGCAAAGTTGAGGTCTCCTGAATACGAAAACCTCATCCCCCTGACACCGTGGCCATCTGGTCTAGGCAAACACCAGATCACTCAAGAGATGAAAAACGAACGTCTCAAGGCGGAACTGCTGAACAAGCAGATAAGCGACCGAAATGGTGAACGTGCGGTTCGGTATCTTGCTGAGTATGAAGAGCAAAAACGCGAAATCCTGGTGGCTTTAGGATACACAGACAGTGATCCTATCATGGCTCAGCATTTTGTGTACACAAATTTGGTAGCATACCAGATCAACGAGGTCGATTTGATATGATCAGCTCGATAAAACAATACTTTGCCAAGCCCATCAAGCTACCCGTCAAGCATCGAGTGACAAGTCTTGCGGAGTTCACACAACTGTGTGACAAGTTTGGATACACTCAAACTGCACTGCAGGCTGGTGGACGTGTGATATCGTTCGAAGCACATGGAACCATTGGACTGCAAGTTGGATACTACACAATTGCGTGGAAAGACGGGTGGGTGCAGGAGTATCCACCAGCCGATAGCCCATACTGGAGTGGCGCATATGAGCAAAAATAGCACATTCACAGGCCCAAGAGGCCGAAAGCCCGACAAGTTGTTGATGCAAGCCGTCAAAGAAAACAACAAGTTATCGGCTGAAAATGAGCAACTGAAACAGCAACTGAAACATCTAAAGATGTACCAGCAACTGTACGCAGAGGCTTTTTCGGAAATGAATAAGTTGAAAGGTGAGCTTGCCTTACTCACGGTCGAGCACCGAAATCTGAAAGTGGAAGTGGCTCATCGCAAAAAGGAAACAAGAAAAGAAAAATTCGTGTTCTATCCTCGTTGTTTACCAGGAGGTTACTCTGTGTTCCCAACAAGATACTGCGAATTTGACAACTGTGGAAGACCAGCCGACTATATAGCAGAAGGCGACAAAGACAGCGTGCTCTACGCATGTGAAAGGCATAACAAATAATGTACAAAAGAACAGTATTCATCTCAAAGGCAGAGGCAGAGGACTTCTGCGAACCGACAAACCAGGGCAATCGAATTTTGATTTCGATTACGTCACCAGCTGTGCCAAATAGCTTTACGTGGGCAGCTAAACCTGCAGTTCTTCACGACAATTCATGGCTTGACGTTCTCCGTCTCGAGTTTGACGACGTTGATCCTAGTCACATGAACCCTCAACAAGCCGCAATGTTTCGGTTGTTCAACGAAGAAGATGCAGCCAAAATAATCGAGTTCCTCCAAAAGTACAGCGATGTGGTTGAAGATGCTGTAGTTCACTGTGAAGCTGGTATCTCACGGTCTGCTGCAGTGTCCAAGTTCATTGCATACACCAACTACCTGCAGTTTCCCGAGGACTACAATTTGTACAACAAACACGTGTATGGTACACTCATGCGCGTTCAAGGGTCAACATCCAAATGAGTAACACACATCGTGTGTATTGGACAGAAGATGGTGTGCCAAAGTCACAAGATTTTGGCTCTGGTCAGCTTGACGATACACTGAAATACTGCGAAATGTTACGCAAAGAACGCAGAGAAGGCAAGAACATTACGCATATCACAATTGCATCAGAAATGGCGGAATGTGTGAGTTTGCAGGGTGTTGATGTCACTGACGAAACGTACGACTGGACGAAACGCAGAGGTGGTAGGTCATGACCAATAAAAAGCGAACACGCTTTCAGGAAAGAGACATGGTCTCCATTCAACAAGCAAAAAGAACACATCGCTTGGTATGGAAACGCAAATTCATAATGATACGCAACTGGAAACAAGGGCGGTCGATCTGGAGTTGACTTTTGTTCCCTACTATTGGATACTTCTTGCATGTTATTCCAATTAGTGCTGAGGGGGCATTATGATTGCTTGGGCTTTAATTATTACCATGATTTCTCATGGAAAGATCACTGAACGTACCACTGTCCATGTATTCGCCACCTGCCGACAATGCAGTGAGATTGCCTACGAAAAGGAACAGCTCATTGCTGAATTTTACAAAAAGAACCCCGACGCAGTTGGTAAAATCGAAATGACAGCTAAATGTGTTCCGGAGACCAGCATATGAGCGAAGAACAACCCGATGAGCCAGCATATATTGAAAGTTCTACTATAGTGTATCACTACAATCCCAAGTACGGCGATGGCCGTGTTTGTGTCTGTGGTCATTCATACTACAGGCACTTCGATCCGTATGAACAAATGGAGGCTGTGGGCTGTAAGTACTGTCAATGCTGGGAATTCGTAGAAGAAACAGAACGACTGTGCAAGGACGGTGGTACATGTCACCATCACTGTGGCGAAGGTAAGTGCTTCCGCGAAGGTTGTTGTGGCCCATTAACAATTTCTGGTCTCAACGACAACTGGAAGTATGTGTTTCATAAGCATATTCCATTGTTCATTGAGGTACCTGATGACTACGAATACGAGGTTGAATTCAGCACAATTGCTGACCTCATCGCAAAAGTTGACTACATCAAAAGGTTCATGGACTCGGAATGGCAAGGCTCTACGTCATTGGCATATGAAATGGCATCGGATGGTTGTCAGAATCGAATGTACCTCGTTGGTGTGTTTAAACACACTGTGACACAAGCTGAACACATCTTTGGTTGGGTTGACAATATCACAGACCCGTCCGTATTCAACCTTCCCGAAAGGAAATCAGTATGACCGTTGTACTCGCAGTATTAGCAGTTCTTTACGTGCTCGCAGGTATTTACGTGGGTTATCGAACATGGATACTTGGGCGTAGATTCTCTCCTAACCCACTCATTTACGTGTGGTATGGGTGTGTTTGGCCTTTTGTGCTGTGGGAGATTCATCGGTATCACCACCAATACGAACAGCGCCAGGATAACTGGGAACAAGAAGCAGCAGAATGGGAAGCTGAACATCAAGGCATTTGCGATTTCTGTTGTGAAATCGATTGCATTTGCGATGACCATATCTTCTGTCCCGAAGACTGCGAATGCTGCCAAGCAACTGCCGAGTGTTGCGAAAATGAAAACGAAGGTGATGTAAGTGAAGAACATTACTAAACTCATTGAAAACACCCTCGATAACTGCCAGATGCGCGTGGTAGGAATGCGCACTGAGACCATGTTTGGTGATACCATAGTTTATGTCAATATCCACATTAGCGACTTGCGGTGGGGTGCGTGCAGTACAGAAGAGCTCACCGAAAAATTGAAGGAAGCTGGTGTTAACTGCATGATGGAACACGAAGAAATGAATGTCTTCCGCATCAAATTACTGGACAAAGCATAATGAAGCCAGGAACACTTTGGTTTCGCCTGAACGAAAAAGGCGAATACGAATACAACCACCTGGAAGATGGGCATTGTCCCAATCCAACTCCAACTCCACAACACGAAGCACACAAATGGTCAGGCAAGTGGAAAAGTGAATACATATACCTAACAGACACTATTCCTGCAAAAGTTGTAAAGAACCATGACGTTATACGAGACACTTGAAGTAAGCCCAAATGCATGAAAATAATAACAAAAACTGAAGCCAAACGACAAGGACTCACACAGTATTATACAGGTAAACCATGCAAGAATGGTCACGTTGCAACACGATACACGAAAACCTCTCGTTGTTCTGAGTGTAAGAAAAATAATGACACTAACAGCTACACGGGATATAACACCGCCCAACTAAAATATCGCAACAGCGAAAAAGGCAAGGAAAACAGATATAGACTTTGGTTAAAATTTAAATATGGCATAACGCCTGAACAGTGGAATGTTATGTACACAAAACAAAATGGCTGTTGTGCAATTTGCAAGAAACAGTCTGGGAAACTAAAGTCTAACAGAAAATTAGCTGTTGACCACTGCCACGATACCAATATAATTCGGGGTTTGCTGTGTCAAGCATGCAATACCGCAATCGGAAAATTGCACCACGATATAACAATACTGCAGAATGCGATTGATTATCTGTCTGAGTTCAATAAATGCGAATAGAGTATTATGTCATCCCTTTATGAAATTCTCGAAGTTAGTTGTAATGCTTCCCCTGAAGTGATCAAAGCCGCGTATAAGGCTTTAATGCACAAATATCACCCAGATAAAAATCCCACAAATGGAGCAATGACTGACAGATGCTCAGAAATTAATAGGGCATACGATACTCTTTCCGACAAAGACAAGAAGAGGCAATACGACTTGTCGATGAGGCAAAGTCCTAGCCCACAAAGACAAGGACCTAGTGCCTATTCGCAGCCTCAACAGAAAGCTCCTGAGCCACCTCCAGCGAAACAGTACACGTACGACTCGAAGTGGGAGAAGTTCTTGGCTGATCGCCCAACGTGGGCTAAGATGACTCCACCTATGAGTTCATGGGATAACCCAGATGTGCCTGTGCGTAAACTGCCTGGTGGTTTCATGGATGTTCGCCCTGATCTTGAAATGTGGGCACAGTGGATAATACGAGCTGGTCAGCAGAACAAAATTTCGTATGACAAGATCAGAGACGAAATCGTCAAGACGCTTGACTATTTCTGCGAAGGTCACGGATCATTATCGTGTGCTTTGAACAGAGAAGTCACAGAAGAATGGATCAACAAGGCACGAGGCTACCACCAGACTAAAGTCCAGTTTGGAGTGTAACAGGATATCGTGGAGTTTCAACAACTTCCGAGCCCATGTAGCGTTGAGTGCAGATGCTACCATCGACACAACGAATATAGCATTCTTCGATGCGTGGTACAGAAATTCTGTCAATCCTGTACCATTGA